GAATCCCATCAAAACGAGGTTAACGTAAGCACGGCTCACAGTGTAAGCTTCTTGTGCGCTCAGTGCGGCAGCGTCTGCACTATCTTCGGCAAGCCCTGCTTGAACGGTAGCAATGCCAGCCTGATTGGCTGCTTCGGCAGCATCCAGTCCAGTCTGAACTCGGTCGGCAGCAGTAGCGACTGCATCTAGTCCGGTCTGAACTCTGTCGGCAGTAGTTGCAATAACATCTAGTCCGGTTTGAATCCTGTCAGCAGCAGTAGCTTGAGCATCTAAATCGGCAGACTGAGCATAACCTTGTGCGGCATCTCTGGCATCCTCTGCGTCTTGCAGAATTGTATACATTTCAGGATTAACGTCACCAGTGTCGCCTTTGTCGCCTTTGTCGCCTTTGTCGCCTTCTTGCGTATACATGACTTGCACAACGGTCAAGATAATAGATGGAGATGCTGGTGTGCCGGGCAATCCGTTAGTGTAGGTTTCAAGACTTACATTGGTGGATGATGCAGACCAAAAAAGCTGAACTACATCTCCGGCGGTGGCAGTAGAGACAAAATTGACAGTCGCAATAGTTGCGCCTTTAGTACCACCTTTAGCACCCGGCACTTCAATTTGACTTGCGCTGTTAGGGTAAACATCGCCGTTATATTTTAACCAGAAGGCAGCGGTATGGATTGTATTGTTTTCGGTATTGGTAAACTGAATCGAAAACGTCATTGAGTATGTGCCGCCCTCGGCAAAAGTTATCTCGTTATCGTTTTCAATAGATATATTGACAGCTTCAAGCGTGCTGTTGATGTCAATAACTTGTTCGGAAAGCGTGCTTAGTAATGGCTGATTGCTTGTGTCGTAAAACGAACCATAATTGCCTTTTGCACCACCAACACCTTGCGGGCCTCGTGCGAGTATTTCGATAATCTGCGGACGAATATCTTTAATAATTTCGGTTGTCATTTAGTCACCTCGCGGCTTACATCAACACCGCCCTGAATCAATCGAGTAACTACGCCGTTTGTAAATTCAATCTCAAGGTCGTAATAGCCTCGGCGAATATCAATTGTTTCTGTTTGCTCGGCAGGGATTTCGATTTCAACCGTTCCTGCAAGTCCGCCAAGCTCAATGCCGCCATCAGAATCAGTGGTTAAACTAAATACAGGCTCAGAATTGTAAGTTTTACGGATTTGCATTCTAGCCACGCAACCGGAAACATCAATTGGGTCTCCTTCCGTGTCTTTCCAGACAAGCGAAAGCATAAAGGTTGCCCCTTGCTCAATCGTAATGTCGTAGTTGCCAGCAGCCATGCTATTTCCTCTTAAAAGCAAATGAACCAATATCTTCACGACCGATATCAGTCTCGCCCCTATTAAATTCTATAAAATCAAATCCGTGAATTTTCATGTAATGACATAAACCACTGAATGTGAAATACCAGTAATGCTCATCTTTACGGTAATGTTTTGATCGCATGACATGAGCATATCCATCAAACAAAGGGATGGACATAAATACCCATTTTGCCGCGTGTTTCAATACGGTTTGTGGGTCTCTAATGTGCTCAAAAGAATCCCAGAATGTTATTGCTTCTTCGTAATTAGGCTCTTTATATAACCCATGCTCTTTAAGCCAAGCAATGGCAGCAGGATTAATATCAACACCGTAAGCGTTGCCGTGAGACACAATAAAAGAGCCAGAACCAACCCCAACATCAAGGACACGGCCAGAACAATGCTTATTAACGAAATCACAGCGGAATTTATTAAGCCGAGCGCATATTTCGCTGCCTTCATAGCTCTGGTATTTTCTAAAATAGGATTCATCATAAGGGCTTTCTTTGACCTCGTAATATCCTATCCCAACTTCAGGCAGCCATAAAAGCTGATTCTCTGATAGCGTTTCAATGTCCATAATAAGGAACCTTGTTTCTCATTTTAATCATCGCCATCAGTTTTTTATCACATGAGATATTATGCTTCTGATAATTCTTGCGTAGCCAGTTGAATTCCGCCTCTGGTATATGGCCAATCGGATCAGACGGGTTATTTTTCCGCCATCTTTCGTTTACGTTATGCACTTTAGATTGAAAAAAATCAAATCCAGTAATGTAAATCGACTTCGGATTGTATTTAAGCACGTCAAGAATCGCAGAAAATCCAGTAGTTGGAATGTGTTTTTTTAGCATCTCAAAATGCTCTAAAAATTCATCGGCTGTCGGCACATAAGTGTCAGTAAACCAGAAATCCTTGCGGAATTGATAGATATACCTAAAATCAATGCCGTTTAGCTTGCCATTTCGTTCATGCCATCGTGATTCCATGAATTTAGCGTCTGGGCATTTGCACATACATAAATAAACGCCATCATTTTTCAATTCTGCTGCCGTTTTTTTGATTGAAGTGCCATAAAACGAGTAATGAACATCTGTTTTTTTTCCAGCATTACCTATCAATTTATAATTATTTACTCTTACAACAACATCATGCGAATCAATAAAGCCTTCATCATTGGATAAAGTCGTTGGCCCCGATCCTACAATTGCAATAGACTTGTTTTCAAACACTTCAAAAAGTCTATTCTTGTCGCAAAAACTCATCAATCACCCCTGAAATTTTAGAATTTTCCCAATTATCCACTACAAACAATGAGTTTTTATGCTCAAGTATCTTTTCAGGCTTGATCGTGTTGATGTACTGGTCTACCGACCGCAATCCTTTATAAGCCCATACATATAGCCCTTTTTTGCCGAAAGATTCAGCCAAAGGGATTAAATATGAGCAATATCCGACAAAACCATCGGCTATAGAGGCAATATCAAACAAATCAGCTACGGATGTTTTATCCGCAAGATCTATATCAATGCCGTCCAATGTGTATATTGGATTGCCCTTGCCAATTTGAACTATTGTGCAATGCGGTTTTAATTGGTCAATCACAGACTGCATGACCTTTTGCTCTGGCAACAAATCCAAAGCATACTTGTCTGCCCTGCCCATTGGCTGCCGTGGTAGTTGCACTACGATTAGTGGCTTTTTTGACTTTAACGATTTAATAAGCTTGTGATTCTGTGGAATCCAGTCAATCTTTAATTCAACTTTGTCAGTGATGCCAGCCTGTAAACAGCAGTCCTTGAATTGCGTTGTGTCCTTGAAACTTTTACGCGCAGAATAATGAGCAATGATGTCAATATGCTGCCGAGTAAATGGAATAAATGAAACATTGCTTTTAACTGGCAGAAATACATCAGGCCAATCTGTTGCAACAGTCAGTTGTTGATTCTTTTGGATGTAATATCGGACAACTGATTGCAAATATATTGCATCGCCAAGCCCGCGTCCAGCCCGAATTATCTTCCGCCTCACCTCCATAAAGCCTCAAAAATACTGGCTTTAGGAAAACATTCAAGCGCGGTTTTCTTGCTCACATTAACAACTTTACAATCCTTCACAAAATCCGCCAATTTAGCAAATTTGTCAGGCCATTTATCAATTCTTGTGGCGTTTCCTAGGCCCTTTACATGGTCGCCATGCCAGTGTGATTTTCCATCTGTTTTCTGTAAATCATAGCCAAGCATTACTATTTTTTTTGCCCCGCCATGATAAGCAAGACTGACAGCATTTGCGCCAGAATTGCCAAAATTCTTGAAAAATTGCCTATTAAGCTGCGTTACGTTTGGATACTTGATTGGATTGCAGCTAAACATCTGTCCATCAAATGTTTTATTCACATCGTGATAGTAAATATCCCACCATTGCCGATCCATTGCATATATTGCATCAGCCCAAGGCGCAAGCTGATAGCTGTTATTTACTACGATGACGGCTGTATTTTCCTTGGCCTGCCGCCACGTTTTGACGGTTTCGATGTCGTCTCTGGTAAGGCTTGGGCCGCTGGCAATGCATATCCACGCCAGCGGGAGTAAAAGGTTCTTGCCTGATTACCTTTGTTTCGTATTTTTCAACGATTCCCTGACGCAAAAATTGAATTGCTTGATGCTCTGGTATCTCGGCTACTGTTCCCGGCCTGACTTTGCCGAGCCTGTCGTGATACATCAGTTTTAAAAAGTTTACTTTCATAATGCCCTCTTAAAGAAAAGGGAGGCCGAAGCCTCCCGATTCACTACGCCGAGAATGCGCCGTAAAGAATGCCAGACGGACGCTCTACACCCAAACCGAGGCGTTCTTCTGCCCGGATTGTAACCAAGTTTTGAGTGAAGTCGGTGTTGACATAACCCATTTCAATGGTTGCGCCTTGACGGGCATAGACAACGGCAGAGCGTGCCAATGCGCCAATCAAGAAATTACCAGTGGTCATGTAGTTGGACAGCACTACACGCACACCAAACGGGTTATTGCCAGCGGCTGTGCCGGGAATGCCGTAGAGATACATGCCGGATCCCGCGCCTTCGCGGGTGCGTTCCATTGCACCCCAATCGGCAGGATTGAGAATAACAGTATCAGGCATATTGCCGATCGCCCACAATTGGTACTTGGCGCGGTTAATAGCGTCAACAACCAAATCATCCGAAACTGCGCTGTAGGCGGTGTAATTGCCGCTGTCAGTCAGGCCGGAGAGACTTGGAGTTGTGCCGTCACCGAGCAACAGTTGGCGGTCAACCTCTTGAGCCAAACCATCACGCAAGCGAGTGTCGATATACGCAACAATTGCAGGCGCATCGGCCAAAAGCTGATTGGATACCTTGATCCAGTGAGCAACGGTTTCAATCGGCACGTTGTATTGCTCAAAGGTAATATCGGATTCAGGCTTGGCTGCGGCTTGAACAACACCGGCAGCGCTGTTATTCCATGCATCTTCGCGCAGGCTATTAACCAGATTTGTCGATACAGGAACGGTACGCAAGGCAGCGCGAATGGTTGTCGGTGCAAAGTCGCCCGGAATTACGCCGGGATTTTGTTGCGGGAATACGGTTGTAGAGCCAGATGTAACCGTATTTTTGACTTCCAGACGTGCGCGGTGGACATTGCCGGCCAGCAATTGCTTGAATTGCTCAGACTTGACGAACTCCTGACCTGCGGTCATTTGCTCCTCTTTCTGGCCGAAAGGATTCTCCATTTTCTGGACAATATCCTTGACGGTAGTCTCAAACTTTTCGGACAACGCCTTTACTTCGGAACGGATTTCCTCGTCAACTTTGCCTTTTTCAGCTAGTTGGCCGTCATACTTCTCCATTGCCTTTTCGATTGTCTGGCCGTAAGTGTCCAGTGCCTTTTTGATTTCTACTTCTTCCATGATTAAATACTCCTAGCGATTAAATTAGCTGCATCAATAAAAATTGATGGATTGATGGTGGTTTTTTCTTCGTCAGCTTGATCGCCAAGCGTTATGGCCTTCGTCCGCGATACCACCGCAACGGCTTCAGACCTTGAGAGACTATGAGCATCACGCAAATAAGCCTCAATTTCCTTTAATGTTTTTGCTTCATTTAAATTTTTAATATCTGCAACGTGGGCAGATTCGTCAGCAGGGGATTCAACTACAGAAATTTCAACCAGTTCAATTTCTTTAAGATTAAATCCACCGTTATCATTTTCTTCATATTTTACAGGCCGATAGCCGATTGATAGCCCGCTGATCGCGCCATGTTTAAGTAAGGCGTATACGTCTTGTGCTTTGGAATGTCCTGGCGTTAATTCGCCTTCTACATATAAACCTTTGTCATCTTCTTCGATGCGTGTCCATTTACCAATCACGTCACCGTAATGATTCCAGCGAAGCTGAACAGGCCGTGAACGATTCGCAATAGTCTTTTTATAAGCACCCGCAATAATCGTGTCGCCATACGCATCGACGCCCCCAAAAACGGAGGCGTATCCACTAAATGACCCTGCTTTTTCTTCATCGAACTTAAACTCGATGTTTTGAATATCAAGTAGCTTGTGTTTCATTGTTTACTCCCTGCCCCAGTTGAGATATGGGCATCATGTTTACTTGAGATAATAGCGAATCGCCGCCGTCAACTTCCGCCCAACCTTCCATTCTTCGCACTTCATTGGGCGTTAGGATAGTGCCAGCAACCGCTGTTCTATATGCTTCAAGGCGCGTTTTCAGATCTGAGCGCAACAGGCCTTCAAAATCAAATTCAAATTCGTAGTTCTGGGCATCTTCTGCGGTAAATAAATTAACTTGCACTGACGCCTCAAACCGTTCAAGGTATGGGCGCAGGTTCAACTTGTAAAAACCGCTTACCAGTTGTTCGATACCAGACCCCCATGCACTTGATGCAGCGGTATCGTTAATCAAGACTGACGGAACGCCAAACCAGCGGGCGATCTCTTCCATCTGGAATCTGCGTGAAGCCAGTAATTCAATATCTTGAGGTGAAAGCGATACCTGACTAAATTCCATGCCGTTTTCAAGCACTAACAAGCGGTCATCAGTTCCAGTTGTCAGCGTAGAGAAGTTTTGCCGGACAACATCACGCTGTTCTGGCGTTAAAAGCCTGTCCATTGACAGCACGCCGGACGGTTTGCCGCCGTTTTTATAGATATTTGATACCGCTTGTTCGGCAGCTTGCGCCACGCCAACAATGTTGCGGGCGTACCCTAGCGGAGATTTACCAGTAATTCCGTTGCCGTAAAGTTTTACATGCCAGATAGATTCTGATGAATAGACTTTAATATTCGCGCCGTCTGTATAGACATAAACAATTGATCCATCTGGCAGCAATCTTGTCTCTACCTGCCCCGCCATTAGGGGCATCAAGCTCATAATCTCACCGCCTGCCATGCCTTTTAATGCAAAACAGTTACCATGCAGCACAAGGTTTAACATCATCGATTCGAAAAACTCAACTCTTGTCTGGTATCGATTGACCTTGCCAGCCATCAGCTTTGCAAACCAATGTTCGTTTGCTAATTCCCTGCCATTTGCTGTTTTTCGATATACGTTTACAGGTAACGATGCAACTGTCTCTGAGAGCAATCGAGTGCAAGCCCATACCGCCGAGACTTGCATTGCGGTATCTTCTGTTACTGTAACGGCAGCGGATGTGCTGTAAGACAATGGGCCTGCAATTTGAGTGCCAGCATTACGGAAGGTTGAGCCTCCGAGCCAGCTCCAAAATGTTGTCCAAAATGCTGCCATTTAATATCCAATCGGTCTAAAAATGTAGTCGTTAAACGCTTCCGTGTCGTCGTTCATCAAATCATTTGCGGCACAGCCAAAGGCCATCGCCATAGCAACCAAGCCGTCTATGCGTCCAGTTGCCTTGAATTTATCCAGCTTTCTATTCCCAGCCGCGTCTTTAGTTACTACAGCGTTAGCGGCGCACATCGTAAGCACCGGATGATTTTCGTGTGCAATACGACCATTGAGTAATTCTGCTTCCAAGCTATCAAGTGCCGGAGACATATCCTTAAAGCCCTGACCGTATTCAACCAACGGCGGCTCTAGGCCAATCTCGGTAAATTCTTTTCTTAATACATCCATTCGCCAGCGGTCATAAGCAATAGCCTGCACGTTTAATTCTGAGATAATCGCTGCAATGTCTTGAGCAACAAACTCATAATCTACGGTTGCGCCGGGCGTTGTGTGCAAATAACCTTGACTAGCCCATACGTCATAAGGCTGTCTGTCTCGTTTTGACCTTTCGATTAGCCCGGATTCAGGCGTCCAAAAGTGCGGAACGGTATGCCATACGTTGTTTATTTTGGCAATCAATACTAAAGCTGTAAGGTCAGTGCGTGCTGACAAGTCCAGCCCAGCATAAACTGTAGCATTGCCAAAGGATATAACCTTGCCTCCGCAAGACTTCCAAACATCCCTTGAGATGAATGGCGACATAGTGGAAACCCGCTGATTCAAACAAAGGTTTCTAAAAGTGTTTTCGCTTGAAGGCATTCTTGCCGCTTGCTTTGCTTGGTCTCGCAAATCATCTAGCGAGCGAAATAACCCAAGTGCCGGATTAGCTTTTAGCCATTGCTTCTCATCTAAGACGTCGCAGTCTTTTGCAGCTTCGTAAACGTGTGAAACGATAGACTGGTCTTTAGAGTTCTTTGCGTCATCAAGCCAAATACTAAACAGGTCACCATCGGATGCCGCTTGTGTAGATATTGCAATTAATAGCGGATTGTCGTATGCGCCTTGTGAAGTAGTAATGGCGTCGATAAAATCATCTTGCGGGCCTTTGATCTGCCCGACTTCATCAAGGATAGCCAGAACAGGCGATAGGCCGTGTGCGGTAGTGCCATCAGCGGCTAATGCTCGATACTCTACGTTGCGAGCAAGTCCAATAATTTTTTTGCTTGATGGGATTATTTTTGTTACTGCTTGCAACTCAGATGATTGGTTAATCATTTTTGATGCAAGAGAAAAAACAAGTGCCGCTTGGTCTCGGCTTCTTGCGCCAGAAACTATTTGACTATTTACCTTTGCTTCTGGCCCGCAAATATGTGCCAGCAAAATTGCACCAATTAAAGCTGACTTTCCGTTCTTTCTAGCAATGGCCAAGTAAGCCCTGCGAGTTTTATGCGGGTTGTCATAAATATCAATTATGAATTGCTTTTGAAAGTCGGCTAATTTAATTAGCTGGCCTACATTTTTCCCCTCTGGAATTTTGCAGTAAGCCTCAATAAATGCAATAACGCGTTCGCCACGAGTTAGTGCGCTAATCTTTTTAGCGATTTTATAGCTCCGATAAATTGTATTGCTTTACAGTCAATTTAGATGCATTGGGCTGCTTTGCAAGGAATTTCTCTGCCGCAGCCTTGTGAACAAATACTCCACCTTCAACTGGTGAGCTGTCGTGCTTATATACTACAAACCAACGCTTAAACAAGTTCTGCCTTCTTTCCTGTGAAGTCTTCCC